TAACACAGCTACTTGCTCTATCAACGCATCTACTTTCGTTGCTACTGCTTCTGCTGGTACTTACTTAGCTCCAACAGCTACAATGGCTTCTGGCGATTATGGCTGGTTTAGCAAGGCTTCAGTCTAAAAAATTGAAGATGTAGTAAAAATAGGACTCTCCCACAAGGGGAGTCCTTTTTCTTTTTTAATAACCCTAACCACTTAGGAGATTTAAATGGCTATTGATAGCGATGTTCAAGGTGCAGATGCACGACTAGCAGTCCAATTCTATAAAAAAAGCGTTAAGCAAGACGATGCTTCAAACGAAGCTGGTAGACCAATTTTTAAAGAATTTGATTTCGTAAGAATTATGATTCCTGGCGATAATTTGACAGAAATTGACACTTATGCACAAGAATCTCATAAACAGCGTTTTCCTCGCCAATGGGCGCATTATCAAAACCAAGTAACAAACCATGAAGATATTGTTGGTACACCTTTAGACCAATGGCCTCAAGTTACTCGTAGCCAAGCTGAAGAATTGCGTGGGCTTAAATTCCACACAGTAGAGTCTATTGCAGACTGCTCTGACCAACAACTTCAGCGTATTGGCATGGTCGCAGGGATGTCACCGCATAATTTTCGCCTAAAAGCCAAAGCATTTTTGAATTTAGCCAACGATTCTGCCGAAGTAGCACAAAGAGAAGCAGAATTACAAGCATTAAAGGCAGAAAATGATAAAATCAAGGCAGAAACAGATGCGAAGCTGGCTGCTATGCAAGAGCAGATGTCAGCGCTACTTGCGGCTGTTGCGGAAAAAACTCCCAAAACACGCAAAACCAAAGTAGCCGAGGCTTAATATGTCCCAAACGATGTTGCAACTTGTTCAGCAAACCACAGCAGAGCTAAACCTTGCCGTTCCTTCTTATGTTATTGGAAACACTAACCAGGATGTGCAACAAATTCTTGCTTTAATGAATGGTGCTGGTTATGAGCTTTTAAAAGAACATGATTGGCAAGCATTGCAGGTGCAATATCGTTTCTACACTCAATCTTTAACCGCCAATGCCACAACTGTTAATGGTTCTACTACATTAACTTTTGCGGCTGGCACAGATTTAAGCAATGTTACAAGCCAATGGCAACTCCAAGGCTATAACATTCCTCAAGACACTTATGTGGTATCCGCAAATAACACTACAAAAGTAGTAGTAATGAGTCAATTTGCTACAGGTGATGGAGTTCAGTCTGTTGTATGCGCTCAGACTGCTTATGACCTTCCTGCTGACTTTGAAACCATTACAGACCGCACTCATTGGGACAAAACTAAGCATTGGGAAATGTTGGGGCCTGAAGATGCACAACAATGGCAATGGTTAAAGTCTGGTTATATCTCCACAGGCCCAAGAGTGCGTTGGAGAATATTAGACAACCAATTCCAAATATGGCCTATTATGAATACCCAAGAGTATTTGGGTTGGGAATATAGAAGCAAAGGTTGGGCAAAAAGCGCTGCTGGTGCTATTAAAAATAGTTTTACTGCCGACACAGACACAACGGTGTTTGATGACCGCATTATGACGCTTTACACCAAACTCAAGTATTTCCAAGTTAAATCTTTTGACACTACTTCATTATTGCAAGATTATCAGCGTTATTTAACTATTGCTAAAGCTAATGACAAGGGCGCTCCTAATCTTAGCTTTGCACCATACCCATCTAAGGTTCTTATTGGTTATGCCAATATCCCTGATACTGGCTATGGAAGCTAATTATGTTGCTATCACAGCCAAAAAAGTTTACTGCTACAACAGCTAGTGTTCCTGCCCCTATAGGTGGTTGGAACGCTAGGGACTCATTGGCGCAAATGGCCCCAATAGATGCCGTACAACTTATTAATTTCTTTCCTACACCTACTGCCGTAACCCTTAGAAAAGGCTATGCCAAGACTTCTACAGGCATTACAGGTAAAGTCTATACCCTAATGAATTATGCTAAACCAAATAATACTAATAGTTTATTTGCGGTAGCAGGGTCAAAAATTTGGGATGCTTCAGCAAGCACAGCAGTTGAAGTATTTTCTGGTCTTACTAATAGTAAATTGCAATTTGTAAATTTTACTAATGCTAGTGGTAATTATTTAATAGCGTGTAATGGTCAAGACCCTGTAATGGTCTATGACGGTTCAATATGGACTTACATGGCTACAACCACTACTGCACAGACTATTTCTACTATTACAAGAGGCGGAACAGGTAATTTGACGGCTACAGTAACTACTGCTGTAGCTCATGGTCTTGCAAGCAAAAACAGAGTCACCATTTCTGGCGCTACTGAGGCTAATTACAATGGCAGTTATTCTATTACAGTAACAGGGCCAACGACCTTTACTTACACAATGGCTACTGCGCCTGCTGCTAATGCTACTGTTGTGGGAACATACACAGTTTTAGGTATTACTGGCGCAGATTCTTCAACTTTTATTGGTGTCAATTTGTTCAAAAACCGCCTATGGTTTACGCAAAAAGACACTATGAAAGCATGGTATTTAGGTGTTTCTAGCATTGGTGGAACTGCAACAGCATTTGATTTTGGCGGTATTGCTAGAAATGCTGGCTATTTGCAAGCTATGGGTACATGGACTATTGACGCTGGACAAGGCGCTGATGACTATGCTGTATTTGTAACCAGTATGGGCGAAGTTATTGTTTATAACGGTACAGACCCTACTTCTGCAACTACTTGGGCATTAAAAGGCGTATGGCAATTAGGTCAAACATTTAACCGTAAATGCTTTTTTAAATGGTCTGGCGATTTACTTTTGCTTACACAAGATGGTTTAGTGCCTTTAGCTTCTGCACTTCAATCTAGCCGATTAGACCCAAGAATTAATCTTACAGACAAGATTTATTACGCTGTAAGTTTAGCTGCAACTACTTATTACGCTAATTTTGGCTGGCAAATTAACTATTTTGCTAGTGAAAATATGCTCATATTAAACATTCCTGTTAGTGATGGAGTGGAGCAATATGTAATGCACACCATTACAAAGTCATGGGCTAGATTTACAGGTCTTGAGGCTTATTGCTGGGAAACATCAGGAGCTAATGAAATTTACTTTGGTGGAGATGGTTATGTAGCCAATTTCTATCAAGGAAACGCAGACAATGGCACTAATATTCAAGCTGCCGCACAACAAGCCTATAGCTATTTTGACAGCCCAGGTCAGCTAAAACGCTACACAATGGTGCGCCCAATATTTCAGTCAAACAATGGAGTTCCAACTACCGCAGTCAATATTAGTACCGACTTTGAACCCCAAACTGAGTTTGGAACGCTGTCATTTAATCCGGCCTCTACAGTAGGTGGAGTTTGGGATGTGTCTGTTTGGGATGATGCTTTATGGAGTTCTGGCGATTTGGTTACAAAAACATGGTATGGCGTAACTGGACTAGGATTTGCAGCTTCCGTAAACTTGTCTATTGCATCGCAAGGTATTGATTTTAAATGGACTTCTACGGACTATGTAATGGAAAAAGGTGGCGTTCTGTAATGCGTAGAATTACTACAGAAAACCAAGAAAAATTAAGAAGTTGGTTGTCTAAGCAGGAAAAGTTTGAATATCCGCAAAATACAGCGTGTATTGGACAAGAAAAAAACGGTGAATTAATAGCCGTTGTTGGTTATAACGGTTTTTTGCCAAATTCTTGTCAAATCCATGTTGCCTCTACGGATGTTTATTGGTTAAACAAAGATTTACTATTTGCAATATTTGATTACCCCTTTAACAAACTTAAAGTTAAGGTTATACTAGCGCCTATATGCAAGGACAATGTTAAGTCCTTGAATTTATGCCGAAAACTTGGCTTTGAGGATGTAGCTGACATACCTTATGGACACTCTGAAGGTGACCTTATAGTAGTCGCAATGAAGCGTAATCAATGTAAATGGTTACAACAAGGAGAAGGCAATGGGTGGAGTAGTTAATTCAATATTTGGTGGTGGCGGTGGCGCTCCTGCTGCCCCTGATTATACAGGCGCTGCTAGAGAAACAGCAGCAGGAAATTTAGCTGCCGCTAGAGCCGCAACAGCCGCTAATCGTGTAAGTCAATACACACCCTATGGTTCTTTAGAATACCAACAAACTGGCACAGATACACAAGGCAACCCAATGTGGGCTGCTACTCAAGGAACTAATCCTCAAACCCAAGGACTCATAAATACTTCTTTGTCTAGCTTACAAAGTAGTTTAAATAATCCTATGTATGGGATTAATCCTGGTCAAACATATAGCAACGCTATTATGCAGCGTTTACAGCCACAACAAGAAATGCAAAAAAAGCAATTTGATGCACAAATGGCTAATCAGGGAATACCAGTAGGTTCAGAAGCCTATCAAAATGCTGCAAGACAATTCCAACAAGGTCAAAATGACCAATTAACTAGTGCAATAGTTGGCGGTATGCAAACTGGTTTACAAGCACAACAATTACAAAACGCACAAGCAGCTAATGTTAAAAATTTGGCTACTCCTAATTATATTAATCCAGCACAACAAGCAACAACTGCTGGTGCTGATATTTTAGGTGCTACAAACTCACAATATACCAACCAATTAAATGCTTACAACGCACAGCAAGCAAGAAACGCCAATACAATGGGCGGTTTATTTGGTTTGGGCGCTGCTGGTTTAATGTCACCCAAGGGAACATTTAGTGGTTTAAGTGGGCTTGGTAGTTTATTTGGTGGCGGTGGAATGGATGCAAGCGCACTTGCTTCAGGTGGCGCATTAGATGCTTTAGGTGGTTATGGAGGCGCAGCGGCAGGCGCTCCTATGGATTCTGCACTTGCTGCTTTATTGATTTAAGGAATAATCATGGCAGATAATTTATACGGAGATATTCCACTAGAACTTCAACCAGAAATGCAAAACATTAGTCAGCAACAAAAGCTGTCGCAAATGTTATTGCAACAAGGTATGCAACAACCACAAGGTCAAGTGGTAGGTGGACATTATGTTGCCCCTGCTTTGACTCAATATTTACAACCTTTATTTGGCGCTTATGCTGGTTCTAAAGGCATGGAAACTGCCGAACAAAAACAACTTGAATTGGCTAAGGCTATTCGTGAAGTTGGTGGAAAAGAAGTTAAAAATATTCTTGAAACATATAAAACTGACCCTAATGCTGCATTGCAATTAGCTGCTACGGCTCAAACTCCACAAGCTAAAGGATTGGCAGCACAACTATCTAAATCTGCTATGCCTGAATTACCAACTTCTGCACAAGAGTTGGAATATGCTAAAAAGCATCCTGAATTATTACCATTTATTTTGGCTAAAGCAAATGCAAGCGCTGCTCGTACATCATTAAATGTGCAAAATCAACTGCCATTTAAAGAGCAAATTCAAAAAGAAGCTGCAAGCGGATTAATGAAAAACTTTGAAACATTGCAAAATGTTCCTTCTGCTTTGGCTAACATGGACAAAATGGTTGCTTTGTCTAAACAACCTATTTATGCAGGTGTTGGTGGTGAAACAAAATTGCAAATTGCTAAATTGTTTAACAACAACTTTGGCACAAATATTTCTCCAGAAACAGTTAAAAATACTGAAGAATTTAAATCTGCTGCTTATATGGGCATTATGGATAATCTTAAAAAGACAGACTCTAATCCAACAATGGCACAGCAAAATGCACTTAAAGAAGCTATTGGTAGTTTAGGCACAGACCCTTCTGCTATTCCAAGAGTTGTTAATGTAATGCGTGATGTATTGGTTAATAAAGCAACTCAGCATAATGAACTTGTGCGTCAAACTATGCAAAGAGGTGTTGAATACCCATATAGTATTGAAGTGCAATTACCAAAAGCAGCGCCTGTTCCAAGCGGAAATGTTCGCTCTTTAGCTGATGAAATTATTTTTAGAAAACCTGGAGCGCCTCAATAATGGCTAGTGCTGACGACTACGCTAAGTGGATTGTTGATAATCAGAAATTGCAAGGCACTTCTGAGTTCAATACTGTTGCTCAAGCCTATCAAGAAGCAAAGGCAGAGGAATCTGCGCCTGCACAAAAAGCACAAATACCTGCTTATCAATCCGCTATTGTAGGCGCTGGTAAAGGTATAACTGAACCTGCTTTGGCGGCTGGTCAATATATAGGTGGCGCACCTGCTGAATTTTCAAATCTTGTTTTAAACAAAATGAAACCATACCAAGAAGCCAATCCAATGACTTTTGGTGCTGGTCAAATTGGTGGCGGTATGCTAACTGGTGGCGCTTTAATGAAAGGCGTTGGCATGATTCCTAGCTTTGCTAAGGCAAGCCCTTATTTGCAAGCTAGTGGAGTTGGCGCTGTAACTGGTGCTTTAACACCTAATGAACAAGGAAAAACAGGGCTTGATGCACTTGCAGAAGCACCACAAAAAGCATTAGTTGGTGCTGGTGGTGGTGTTTTAGGAACAAGTTTAGGTCGTGGAATTGCTAATGTTGTAGGCCCTAATTTAGACGCTGCTGTTAAAAAATTAATTGGCGAAGGTGTTAATTTAACCCCTGGTCAAATGATGGGTGGCATGGCTCAAAGATTAGAAGATAAACTAACTAGCGTACCTTTGCTTGGCGACATTATTCAATCATCAAGAACTAAAGGTATTGAAGAGTTTAACAAAGCAGCTTACCGCAGAGCATTAGAACCTATTGGTGGCAAAGTACCTGAATCTACGGGTCGTGCTGGCATGGAGTCTGTTAAAAATCAATTAACTAATGCTTATGATGATTTATTGCCTAAATTAACTTATAAACCTGACAATCAATTTTTAACAAATCTTACAAATATTAAAACCAATATTGAAGGCATTGACCCTGATAATGCTAAAAAAGTAGCTGATACTGTTTTTGATGTAGTTAGCAAAAGACTAGATAAAAATGGTGAAATTAAAGGCGAAGCATTTAAAGTTGTTGAAGAAAAACTTGGTGGTTTAGCTAAAACTTATCGTGCAAGTCAAGACGCAGACCAACGCATGATGGGCGATGCTTATGCTACCGCATTGGGTGAATTGCGTCAAAACTTAGCTAGAAACAACCCACAATACGCTGAACAATTAAATAAAATTAATACTGGTTGGGCTAATTTTGCACGACTGCGTGGCGCTGGTTCTATGGCTAATACGCAAGAAATGTTCACACCAAGTCAATTAGCGGCAGCAGTAAAATCTGCCGATAAATCAGCAGGAAAAGGCTCTACAGCTACTGGAAAAGCTTTATTGCAAGACCTTTCTGATGCTGGCGTACAAGTTTTGCCAAGCAAAATTCCTGATTCTGGAACTGCTGGTAGGTCTGCTATTAATTCTGCAATAGGCGCTTTATTAGGTGGTGGTGGTGCTTATGCAGCACAAACACAGCCTGTTGCAACTGGCACAGCAGCATTATTGGGAACTGCTTTGGCTGCTCCTTATGCGCCTGGTGTTCGAAATTTAGTCACAATGTTGGGCGGAAAACGCCCAGAAGTTATACAAAAATTAGCAGATTTAATTCGTGAGTCATCACCGTATTTAGCTGCTCCAGGCGCTCAAAAGGCAGTAGAAAAATCGGAGAATAAATAATGAGTAGAAACGGTAGCGGAGTCTATGTCC